CTCCCATTTTATGAGAGTTTTGGTCTTGCGATCAAGTTTTAGACCAACCAACGATTGATACTCTATGACCCTCATCATGTTATAGATGCCTGGCTTCCAGTCTCCCACGTAGAGATTAGGAATACCCAGGCCTCCAAACTGAGTAGGCAAGAAAGCGAATTCGTCATTGACGATATTCATTTCAAACCATGAGGGCATCAAAAGCCTCAACGCGATTGGAATCATTCTTCCATAGAACTCCATCCTATCGACGTAGCGCTGAGAGACAGTCTTATCAGGTTCACACATGTGTGGCATCTGAATATTGACTATTCTCTCTTTGCGCTCGGCCATCATGGCCCAGGACCTTCCCAAGGCCTTCGCTTTACCCACTAATGGATCTGGCGTGTCAAAGTTCTCTTTGCCACCCATTTTCTGGGCTTGGGATAGAAGTCTGTGCTTCGGAGTATCTACGTGGATACTCCCACAGTTGGACTTTCCATAGTGTCCTTCTTTTATTATATTGAACCTCGGATGTAGTCCGAACTCTTGGCAGTAAGAGATTATCACACGTGATATCCTATACTTGTCCCAAGAAATTTCGAACCCCATCGTTTCCATAAATTTTGGGATCTTCTGTAGATCTACAGTCGACCCTATTCCGGCATGGTCATCACCTGCACAGCAGTACTGTTTTACAGTACTGTGGTTCTCGCTCTGAAACACAGCGGGACGGAATCTTAAATTTTTGTCTAGTAATGAAGTATAACCATATTTGGTCATCTTCCAAGCTCCATAGGAGCTTGCGGTCAGCACGACCTTAGCTAGTGGTTCACCCATGAGAATCGCTCGACAGGATATGAAAGAGATCTCTTTCATTATCCTACCCGAGTCGCCTTTTCCCTTATTACTGATATCCTTCGTTTCGTACGGTATACCGTTGCGATACAAAGTATGCATCAGATCTTTAGCCTCCCTACCGCCGGAGCGAATAATTATTCGCCTCGGGCTACAGAGCATCGAAGCAGCTTGTATCAAGTACTTCGCCTCTCCGGTAGAGACCAGCTGGTTGTCCTGTAGTCCATCTATAATGCCTTTTAACAGGCCGAATGACACATCGTGCTCGGCTCTGTCAGTAGCTGCGACCATGTCTGAAGTCGAGATATTGTCAGGAAGTTCCTCTCCATCTCTCATTTGAGAAACGGATCGAGCAACCACTTGAGAAAATTTCCACAGACCTGCCGTATCTACAAGGCCGATCTCCGCTGCCGGCAATAGAGCTAATAGCTCTGTTAGCCGATGTGCAGCAGGAGACAGGAAAACATTGAGATAATCCTCTCCAGCAGTAACGGGCCTTATTTTAAGACCCGGCTCCGATATAATCGTTGCCCTGCCAGAAAGGAAGTTATCCCAGCTGAACGGATCGACAGCATTCTCTATAGAAGCGGCCCAGAGATCTCTGCACCGTTTCGCCCAGAGAAACAGCAATCGCCCCAAGCGTTGATCAACGCCTGTAGCGAATGCTGTTTCGCCATCTAGATAGAGGGGTTTAATTGCATCGCCTAGCGAGCCCATAATGGGTTCGTCTAAGTATGCAATTTCCCAAACTTTGTAATAACCATGCTCAGAAG